TTCAACGCAACAATCACCGTTTTTGCTTATTTCATTATTAATTTTTAAAGCAATATTTTTTGATAATGCTTTAAACGTTTTAGATTTCATTTTTTATTCTCCTTTCAATTTGTTGTTTAAGGGTAATATAACCATTGTGGTTAAATAGTCAAGCATATATTTTTTGACAAAGTGTCGCATATAAAAGCATCAATTAAGGAAAGGTAAAAAGGTTAAAAGAAAATATTAAAAGAAAATTATAGAACGATTGAAAGGTTAAGAGATTGAAAAGATTAAGAGGAATGAAAATTAAAGAGGGATAAAATATTGAAAGGGTTAAAAGTTGTTATCTTTATGTTCAGCTTCATTCAAAAACAAATAGCATTATATCTCGGCATTCCATTCAATCAGCATATCAATGGCAAAATATTTATAAATGACTGATAACTATTATATTATCGGAAACTATTTTATTAATGATAATTAAACATTATCACTAGTTACGCCTTAATTTTTGGAACGACAGACCCACCCATACCCCATAAAGTGACCGGCATTTTTAATATATATATACATGGGATTTTTCCACACCCATATCCAGTCACACTCACCCCCATATCCACAAAACAACCCACCCCCTTTTCTTTGCTAGACCTCCCTTTTAAAATAATTTACTACAAGATATATGGAATACGATAGCGACAATATACAATCTGTAGTATTTATAGAACCTAAGACCAATAATGTTATTATTAAAATCACAGGTTTTCCTAATAAGGATATAGCAAATCTATATGTTACTTGGATTATGGCAGAGCTATCCTTTGATTTTACACCAATGAATGGAACGATAGATACGAAGATACACTAATGGATGCTAAGATACCCTATACTCCTAGGAAACATCAAATATACATACACCACAATATTGCTAACCACAGATGGTCTGTATTAGTGTGCCATAGAAGATTTGGCAAAACAGTCTGTATGATTAATCAATTAATCAAATCAGCTTTACTTTCTGGATTGAAGAACCCTAGGTATGCCTATATTGCACCCACCTTTAAACAAGCAAAGTCTATTGCCTGGGATTATATGAAACAGTTTACTAGCCACATACCAGGAGTAAAGTTTAACGAAACAGAACTAAGGGTAGATTTTCCTAATGGTGCAAGAATAACCTTACTAGGATCAGAGAATTGCGATGGTTTACGAGGTATCTATTTAGATGGTTGCGTTATTGATGAGTATGCCAATGTAACAGAACGATTGTTTCCAGAGATTATACGACCTGCTTTATCAGATAGAAAAGGATATTGCGTATTTATTGGTACACCACAAGGAATGAATAATAACTTCTATGAACTATACCAACACGCACAAGGTGCAGAAGATTGGTTTCATTACAAAGCAAAAGCAAGCGACACCAAAATAGTAGATCCAGATGAATTAGAAAAAGCAAAAGAAGTCATGGGAGAGAACAAATACAAGCAAGAGTTTGAATGTGATTGGATTGCCAATATTGAAGGTGCTATTTATGGAGAAGTTCTAACAGAGATGGAAGATAAAAGGCAGCTACACAGAGTACCTTATGATCCTGCTTTGCCTGTCTCTACTGCTTGGGATTTAGGAGTATCTGACCATACAGCTATTATCTTCTTTCAGCAATTAGGAAGTGCTATTAATATTATTGATTACTATGAGGAACGTGGTCAAGGATTACCGCACTACATAGAGGTAGTGAATAGCAAAGATTATATTTATAAGGATCATTATGCTCCACACGATATTGAGGTTATGGAGTTCAGCAATGGCAAAACCAGAAGGGAAGTAGCTTATCAATTAGGTGTAAGGTTTAAGGTAGTTCCTAAACTTCCATTAGAAGATGGCATCCATGCTACCTTGATGACCCTGCCTAGATGCTGGATAGATACAGACCATTGCAAAAAACTAATAGATGCGTTAAGACATTACCATAGAAAATATATAGATAAGAACAGAATGTTCAGATCTAAACCTGTGCATGATTGGAGTTCACACGCTTGTGATGCCATGAGATATTTATCTGTAGGAATTACAGAATTAAATACTAGACAAAATGCTCCACAAAATGTAGCAGATAATGAATATAGTATTTTATAAAAGGAATTTATTATGGGAAGTTTATTTAGTCCAAAGATGCCAGCACTACCCCCAGTTCAACCTTTGCCTGAACCGCCGAAGGCAGAACTAAGTGCAGAAGAGAAACAAAGGATAGCGGATGAACAAGCTGCTATGGAACGTAGAAGAAAAGGTCGTAAGTCTACTATTCTAACTGGACCTTTAGGTCTTGAGGAAGAAGCAACCACAGAAAAGAAAACTTTATTAGGAGGATAATATGGCAATTAAGAAAATAATTAAAATGGCAAAAGAAATTATTAAACCAAAAAAAGAAAAACCTTTAGAATTAAAAAAGGAACAAGCAAAAGAAACTAAGTCAGAAACAGTATCAGAAAATACTAGTTCCTTAACTAGGGAGACAAACTAACATGGGTGCAGTAGTTCCAAAAATACCACAACTTTTTAAAAAAGCAAAAGCTCAACAACCAACTCCTGCTCCAGTCACTCCTACGACTGCAGAAGTTTCGCAAAGTGAAGCTACAGCCGCAGATGGTATGGGAGCTATGTCAAGAAAAACAAAACGAAAAGGAAGATCAGCTACAATATTAACTTCATCAGAAGGTGTAGATCAAAGTATTACACTAGGCACTAAAAGTTTATTAGGCGGATAATGGCAAAAACAGAACTAAGCAAAAGTTTATTAAAACGATTTGATCGTTTGAAAGCTCAGCGTCAAAACTGGAAATCGCATTGGCAAGAAGTAGCAGACTACATGATGCCAAGAAAGGCAGATGTAACTAAATCCAGATCCAAAGGAGACAAGAGAACAGAATTAATTTTTGATTCTTCTCCTATGCAATCTTTAGAATTATTAGCAGCATCGCTTCATGGTATGCTGACCAACCCATCCACTCCTTGGTTCTCTTTACGATTCAAAGAAGATGGAATGGAAAATGAAGATGAAGCAAAAGAATGGCTAGAGTCTGCAACAGAAAGTATGTATGCCGCATTTAATCGTTCTAACTTCCAACAAGAAATTTTTGAATTATACCACGACCTGATCACCTTTGGCACAGCCGCAATGTTTATTGAGGAGGATGAAGAAGATATTATTAAATTCTCTACCAGACACATTAATGAAATTTATATTTCTGAAAATGATAAAGGAAGAATAGATACAGTATTTAGAAAATTTAAAATCTCTGCAAGAGCAGCATTACAAAAGTTTGGACAAGATGCTTCAGACAACATTGTAACTACTGCTAGAAAAGATCCATACGAAGAAATAGAGATATTGCACGTTGTATATCCAAGAACTGATTTTGATCCTAAGAAACAAGACAAAGCGAATATGCCTTTTGCTTCTTGTTACATTGAAGCTAGCACAGGCAATGAATTATCTATGTCAGGATTCAAAGAGTTTCCTTTTGTAGTACCTCGTTACTTAAAAGCATCTCACGAAATTTATGGAAGATCTCCAGCGATGACTGCTTTACCTGATGTGAAGATGTTAAATGAAATGTCTAAGACAACGATTAAAGCAGCTCAAAAACAAGTTGATCCACCACTCTTAGTTCCTGATGATGGATTTATTTTACCTGTACGAACTGTTCCTGGTGGACTGAACTTTTATAGATCTGGAACAAGAGATAGAATTGAACCACTCAACATTGGCGCAAACAATCCATTAGGTTTAAACATGGAAGAGCAAAGAAGAAACTCTATTCGTAATGCGTTCTATGTAAACCAACTGATGATGCAACAAGGTCCTCAAATGACAGCAACAGAGGTCATCCAAAGGAACGAAGAGAAAATGAGATTACTAGGTCCTGTGCTTGGTAGACTACAATCGGAATTGTTAAAACCTCTGATTGATAGAGTGTTTGCGATTATGATTAGAAAAAATATATTCTTACCTGCACCAGAATTTTTAGCAGGAAAAGATATTGAGATTGAATATGTATCACCACTTGCCAAAGCTCAGAAATCTTCAGAGCTACAATCTATTATGCGTGGTATAGAAATTATGGGATCACTTGCGAATGTTGCTCCTGTATTTGATTATATTAATTTTGATAAACTAGTGAAACATTTATTAGATATTGTAGGTGTGCCACAAAAAGTTTTAAAACCACAAGCACAAGTTAATTCGGAAAGACAACAGAAACAACAACAACAAGAACAAGCTATGCAAATGCAACAGATGCAACAAATAGCACAAGCAGGAGGACAAGTAGCACCATTGGCAAAAGCATTGCCAGAGGAAGCAAAACAATTAGTATCAGGGGAATAATACATGGATCAATTAAAACAATTAAAGATTAGCTATAAAAATATTTTTGAATCAGATGATGGAAAGTTAGTCATGTCTGATTTAGAGAAACGATGTCATTATCATGCTACCACCAATGTAAAAGGAGATAGCCATGAAAGTGCATATATGGAAGGACAACGCAGCGTTCTTCTATTTATTAAACAAATGCTGCTAAAGGAAAACACTAATGTCAAACGAACAGATAACGGAGAATAATTCTTCGCCTGTAGAACAAGAGACAACACAACCAACTACAACTTCTACAGAAACAACAGCACCTAAAGAAGATACATTAATATCTTCTACAACCAATACAACAGCTCAAACTTCTAAATCTTGGAAAGAAATTATTAGTGAAGAGTACAGAAAGAATCCTAACATAGAAAAGTTTACAGAGATTGATGCGTTAGCGAAAAGTTACATCAATGCTGTATCTATGATTGGTTCAGATAAAATTCCTGTACCTACCAATAATTCTACAGAAGAACAATGGAATGAAATTTATACTAAGTTAGGTAGACCAGAATCTCCTGATAAATATAAATTAGATGTAAAATCAGATGCTGTTCCTATAGAAGAATCTGCAGTTAAATCTTTTGCAGAGAATGCACACAAGCTAGGTTTAAATAATAAACAAGCTCAAGGCATTTTAGAATTTTATAAAAATAATATGGAACAGTCTGCACAGCAAATGCAAATCAATATGGAAACAGCACAAGCCGATGCAGAAGCTCAACTAAGAAAAGAGTGGGGTAGATCGTTTGATGAGAATATTAAAAAGGCAGGTGCTTTAGCAAAAGCAAATATGAATCCTGCTATTTTAGATATGCAAATGAAAGATGGTACTCGTTTAGGAGATCATCCAGAAGTCATTAAAGGATTTGCTAATATTGCTAATCTAATCTCTGAGGATAAATTTATTGGTACAGACCAAGAAAATATGACTCAAGCTAGAGATTTGGATGCTGAAATAAGATCTATTGTAAACGATAGAAGTAGTCCTTATTGGAATAGAAACCATCCAGACCATGAAAGAACAGTTCAGCAAGTCTTAACTTTAAGAACAATGATGAATGGATAATAAACAATTACGATTAGAAATTATTAGAATGGTATTGGAAACGGGTTCAGAAATACATAAATCTAACCCCTTGCCAATCGCTGATAATTATTATAATTGGATTTCTAAGGAGAGTGAAAACTCTCCGAAGAAACGCAAGACAATCTCTAAACCAGACCTTGCTGACAAGAAGGAATAGACTCTGGTCTAACAGACCTTAAATGCAAGAGATGCCTGCTTAGCGGAGAACCTCTCTGTTTTATTTTTATTAATGACCATGTGGGTTGTTAATATTTAACTTTAACAAATGGAGAGACAAATATGTCTACACAAATAACTACAGCATTTGTAGAACAGTATAGTTCTAACATACAAATGTTGTCACAACAAAAAGGTTCTTTATTGAGAGATAAAGTACGCCTTGAATCAGTTGTTGGAAAAAATGCTTTCTTTGATCAAGTAGGAAGTGTTACTGCAACTGTAAGATCAAGCAGACATTCAGACACTCCCCAAGCAGATACTCCTCACTCAAGAAGAAGAGTAACTCTTGTGGATTATGAATTCGCTGATCTAATTGATGACCTAGATAAAGTAAGAATGTTGGCTGATCCAACTTCTTCTTATGCAATGGCTGCTGCCTATGCAATGGGAAGAGCTATGGATGACAATATCATCGCTGCTGCAACTGGTACTGCGTACACAGGTGTTGCTGGTGGTACTTCAACTTCTTTACCTGCAGGTCAAATCATATCTGAAGCTGGTACAGGAAGATTCACAATCGCTAAACTAAGAGAAGCAAAAGAAATCTTAGACTTAGCTGATGTTGATCCTTCACTACCTAGATTCATCGTAGTAGGTCCTAAACAAATCACAGATTTATTAGGAACTACTGAAGTTACTTCTAGCGATTTTAATACTGTCAAAGCTCTTGCTTCTGGCGATATTAATTCGTTCTTAGGATTTAACTTTGTTGTATCTAACAGATTAGCTGTTGCTTCTTCAATCAGAGACTGCTTTGCTTTCGTAAACGATGGTATTGCTTTAGCTGTTGGAAAAGATGTGACTGCTAGAATAGACGAGAGAGCTGACAAAGGTTATGCTACTCAAGTTTACTACTCTGCTGCATTTGGTGCAACCCGAATGGAAGAAGAGAAAGTAGTTAAGATCCAAGCATACGAAGGTTAATTTCGTATTTAGATAGTGGGGAGAAATCCCCACTATCTTTTTTTTAATAAAAGTATATGAAACATAAAGGAACGAATGGCTAGTACAGTAGATATTTGCAATGGAGCTTTAAACCAATTAGGTGCATCCACCATCATTTCATTGACGGAAGATTCTAAAAATGCAAGATTATGTAATGCACGATACACACAAGTACGAGATAGCTTATTCAGATCTCACCCTTGGAATTGTTTACAAAAACGAATACAGCTCGCATCTGATACAACTGCTCCAGCTTGGGGATTCAGTTACCAATTTACCTTACCTGCAGATTGTTTACGAGTTCTCAGAATAGAAGATTACGATTCAGATTATAAAATTGAAGGAAGAAAGATTGTATCTAATGTACCTACGATGAAGGTATTATACATTGCACGAATTGAAGATCCTAATCAATACGATGAAATTTTAAGAGAAACATTATCAGCAGCATTAGGTGCAGATATTGCTTATGCAATTACTTCTTCTAATCCTGTTGCACAAAATATGTATAATCTTTTTCAAGATAAATTAAGAGAAGCAAGATTCGTAGATGCTACGGAAGGACAAAACACCATTCAAGATAATGGCATGACGGATGTCATAGACGCAGGTTCTTGGACTAACGCAAGGTTTTAAATATGGCACGAGTTGCGGTGCAATTAACGAACTTCACAGGTGGAGAATTATCGCCACGACTAGATGGTCGTAATGATCTAACTAAATACTCTTCTGGTTGTAAGACCTTAGAGAATATGATTGTCTATCCTCATGGTTCTGCTGCTAGACGACCCGGAACTCAATTTGTAGCTGAAGTCAAAGATAGCACCAAGAAAACAAGATTAATACCTTTTGAATTTTCTACAACACAAACTTATATGTTGGAGTTTGGAGATCAGTACATAAGGTTTTACAAAGATAATGGAGTTATCTTATCTGGTGGATCAGCATATGAAATTGCTACTCCTTATTTAGAAGCTGAACTGTTTGATATTAAATATGCTCAATCTGCAGATGTCATGTATATCTGTCATCCTAATCATGCAGTTAGAAAACTATCCAGAACAGGACATACTTCCTGGACATTAACACAAGT